CACTCCACCGAATAGGCTTTGTAGCTTAGGTTGTACATACTGTTGGAAGGATAGGTTAACAAGCATTTTAATAATGCTATTTGTAATATCCTTAAAGATATTTTTAAGCCCCTTACCGAATGACTCAGTACCTGTAGCCATTGCTTCTAAGTGGCTAGTAAACGAAGAGTTAATACTGCTCATCGTACTATCAAAAGTAGACTTCGCTAGGTCGCCATAGTTCACTACTTCCAAGCTATACTGTCTAGCACCTTCTGCTAAGCTAGTACGCAAGTTACGTCCGGCTATTTCCCATAGCTTTTGCTGAGCTTCAACGAGGTTCTTTTCTACTTGTAAGCGTTGAGTAGCGCTTAGCTGAGCCTCGTTGAGTTCTCGTTGAGCGAATTCGATATAAGCTCGTAACTGTTCATTAAGTACTTGGTCTGCATCAGATTGGGATATCCGTCCAAGCCTTACTAAGTTAGATTGACGTTCAGAGTCCTCGTTGAGTTGCGTATAGGCTAACTCTCTGATTTTCTGTTCCGTATCAGCAGTAATCTTTAGCTTCTCGGCATTAGCCCTCTTTTCGGCTAATGTCTTGTCGCCTACTGCCTTTGTGTACTCACGAACGTTATCATCGATTTGAGCCTTTTGTGCTTCGGCTTCAGTCTTGAGTAATTGCAAGCGATCGCCTGTGCGTTCAAGGTCTAGTTTTGAGATTTCCTCGTTCATTTTACGTACACGGATTTTTTGATTACGGTCAGCTTCTTCGAGTTTCTTTTGATATACTTCCTCGTTCTTAGCCTTAGCTTCTGCTACTAGGTTAGAACTTGCCAATGCTTTAGCATTAGCTTGTGAATAAGTACTACCTCCGGATATACCGGCGAGTTTAGATGTATCTACATAGCCTGTAATCGCCCCGAAGTCACCTGTGATAGACTGCTTAGCAACTACCCCGGTACTAGAATTAGCGCCTGTATATCCGCCATTACCATCAGCAATAACGATATGGTTATCGCCAAGTACGACCACACCATCACCGGCTTTAGGAACATACCCATCACCTTCTGGGTGCCACGCTCCGGCTTCTGCCGCTGCGTCCATAATAGATGGTACGTATCTAGGTACGTCTTTACCAAACGTAGCCTTTACACTATCTGCGAATAACTTGCCACAATCTGTAGCCCAATCACCATCTGCGCCTAATACGTAAGCTTTGCCTAGTTGTGCATTAGCCGCCTCTAGTACACCGGAAGCACTTCCCGAGCTACTTATTCCGGCAGCACTTTGTAGGATGCTGAGTATATTTTTAGTGTTAGAGTCAAATTGATTTCTAGCTTGTGCCTTATCAATTTCATATTGACTACCGTCAATCTCTAAGGATTGAAGCGTTAAGGATTTAATTAGGTCGGCTAATCGGTCAGCTGCTTGCGACATTTTTTCTGCCGCTTGTGCTTGTTCTTTTGCCGCCTTCTCTTGTGCCTTGGCTCCATCCTCGAGACCACCACTTAACTTGTTTAGTACATCATTATTAGTAAGACCATTCTTAGCATCGTCAATTTCTTTTTGAAGTCGCTCTTGCTCCTCTTCAGCGTTCTTCTTCGCAGCATCTGCCGCTTCCTTAGCCTTAATAGCAGCATCGATTTGAGCGCCTTCTTCTTTCGTCGCTAAGCGATCGTTCTTGATGAGTCCAAAGAGTGAACTATCCTCAACCCAGTACCTCCCATCATGGTTATCCATGTAATCGGAGCTCGTACCAGGTGCGTTTAAGTTCTTATGAGCTCTAAGACCGTTAACATCAACGCCTAGGTCTGTACCTGCGGTCTTAGATGCATATACCGCCGAATATATGCTCTTAGCTGCAAGTCCTGCTACGGTTGCTAATGTAAGCCAAGGTCCTGCGGCCGCTATAGTAGCTAATCGCATAAACTTCAATGCACTTGTAACGGATTGAATACCTGTGATTACTATAGTAGCTTCTAAGCCGAATTTGATAAGGCCTGAGATAGCTTCCTTTTGTTCTGTGGCTAGATTACTATAAGACTTCGTTAAATCGATTGCACCTTGCGCATATTCCATAACTACTGGTAAGAGTTCTTGGCCAATCATAATAGCCAATCGCTTGCCGGTCTGTTCCATATCTTTCAACTGACGATTAAAGGCAGCGGACTTTTTAGCAGCTTCATCATCAATGATGAGCCCCATTGCTCTTGCACGGTCCTCGACTTGCTTCATGGCATCTGCTGACATATTCAGCATTCCGTGAAGTTGGTATCCGGTTTTACCGAATAGTTCCATCTCAACCCGTGTCTTTTCAGCACCGTCCTTCATGTTCCTTAATCGGTCTTGAATGATTTTGAACACTTCAAGGGTATTCTTACCCTCAATCTGATCAATGCTAACACCTAGCCGGCTGAACATATCAGTCGCTAGTTTCCCTTCTGCGGATGCAACTTGCATTTTATCTTGTGCGTTAGATACAGCCTTCGCAAATTTAGCAAACGCTACAGTACTAACATCAGTAGCTACACCCATATAGTTTGCAACGGAGAGGAATGTACTTGCTTGTTCAGCAGTTGCCCCAGTTAAGGATTGCATCTTCTTTACTGATAAATTCCAAGCTAGTGCCTCTTTAGCGAGTTTTGAACCTAGACCGGCAAGACCGGCACTCGCACCAATGGCAAACATTTCATTCTTTAACTTTGAAAGCTCTGCAACTGTTCCCTTAGAGGTAGCGGCGATTTTCTCTAAACCGGCTTTTGCATTCTTATCGGTCAGTTGCACTACGATATCTACTACGTTATTCGACATCCTTATTCATCGCCTCCATTTCTAATCCCTCCAATATCCACATAAGACTAAATAACATCGGATTTAGATTAATGTTATTAATCTCGGCCACTGTACGTATAGCCGGATAATCAAACCCGGCTAGTCCGCCTGAGTGGTAATTTCTTTGACTGCGTGATAGGTTATACAGTTTCATAGCCAGTTTTGAACCGAATAATAGGCGTGGTGGGTTAAAGTCACACTCGGAGCAGTCGAAGGACTGCTTTGTAGCGGTTTGTAATTCCTTACATCCCTTGCAGTACTTCGGCCTATCCGAGGACATCCACCTCCACGCCTCTTCTAGTTTTTTTCTGTTTCTTCTTGTAGTTGGTAAGTTAATGTAATGACTTCACCGGCGAAGTTCATTGCGTCCTTATCGCTTACAGTATTGAGTTGTTCGTCTGTGAGTTCGTACACATCTGTTAAGATGAAACGCATAATGTCACGACTACGTACAATAGATGCAACTTGATCATCAACATCTACTGGACAATACACGAAGTCTAGACCGGCTTTGATTAATGCATCACGTTCAGTCCATGTAAGGGCTCTTGGTTTTAATTCTTTACCTTGAATATTCATAGTTACCTCCTAATGAATTAGATTAGTAAGATGTTTGGCTGTTAACCAATTCAAATACTACTGCAGATTGACTTGCATCATCGCCATAATATGCTTTGAATGGAAGTTCAATATTTACGCCTTTAGGACCATCGATACCAGGAGAGTTACGTTCGTAAATCAATTCAGGCAATTTGATAGTCAAAGAGTTAGTACCTTTAGTAAGCGTTAATTCTAAGCTAGATTCTGTGCCGTTTACTGCTTTATTTAATAGGTCCATGTTTTGGAAGAAGGCTTTAATAGTACCGGATACACCGATAATACCTGTATCGATATAAGTACGGAATCCTTTACCACCGATAGCATAAGAGTCACCGTCCAAACCAAAGTCGATATCAAGACTCATGGACAATACATTAGCTACAGTAACGCCACCTTCTTTTATGGTGGCTTCGAGGTTTTCAAATGGAGTAAATGTAATAGACTTAGGTGCAGTATCGAAGGGTACCGCCGCCATAGTTTCTTTACATCCCATTACATCGATAGATGCAGTTAATTCAGAGTCACCACCAAAGTTTAAAGACATTTTATTCATGCGTACGCCACTGAATTGTTGGTAAGTACTGATGTCCTTATAACCTTGTTCAAAGGTTGCAGATGGCATATCTGGACCAATTTTAAATACGTGTTTCTTACCGGAGCCTTGTGCTGTTGTAGTTGGAGCGCCAAAGCCTAGTTTTAACCAATAGCCAAATCCTAATACATCAACTGGTGGCACGATGCTACCGGATGTATCGATATTACCGCGACTAGGTGCCGCCGGATTACGTGTACCTCGAATAACAGAGGAGTCATTCAAGTTTTGGCTAGCCTTTAAAGAAGAGCTGATAATAGGCATTACCACGCCACCAGTAGATGGTGTAGTACCGAAGTCAGTTTCAAAGGCCATTGTAAGAGAAGATTGTGCACCTTGTGCACGTTTAGCTACTGCCATGTTTATCCTCCTAATATTCAACATTACCGCCAATTACATGCGGTATTTCTATAGTGAATGCGGCTTTACCCGGATATACCGGACGCCACGAGATATTATCTGCTTCATAGTCAATGTTAATGACAGGATAGTTAGGGTTAACTGCCATGATACATTCGATGAGTAATTGGCCAAGTTCGTCACACTCGAACACTCCTGTGTATTTCACTATACGCCCTTCACGTTCTGCCTCATTCCTTACTACGCCCCATACGAGTTGTAAGGTGTAAGAGTATGAACTTGCCAAACCCTCGGACTTATTATCCATCATGATGATCACGCACGGGCAATCCTCCTCAAGAGGTGCATCGGCATCATCGTAACCGATGTAAATAGTTAAGTCCTTTCCGAAGTGTCTCATGCAGTAATCGGTAATCTTCTGATTATCCTTAACCGCTTCCGCCCATCTATTAGCAATGACCGCTAGTGGAATAGTTTGCATTGCTACCTCACTTTATATGCTCGTCTACTAGATGCGAACTGAGTGCTTTTACCTAGTGCATATTCACCGATTTTAGACTCTAGGTAAGGTACCAACTTAGGCTGTAAGGCTGTTTTCATCGGACCAAACGTTTTACGAGGTTTAATCCTAAATGATGTTTTACCTTTAGCAAGTTGAAAGCCACCGGCAAATAATGTCTTACGCATTGGCTCTGTGATTTGTTTCGTATAACCACGCTCAATCTGTTCGCCTAATCGTTTAGCAGACGATGATAACCACCCTACTTTTACAGATTGCGACTTGGCGTCATATTGGTAACCAACAGCTCGATACATCTTACCGAGAGGTGTATAACCAACTGTAGTCTCCTTTACGCCACCGGCTATAAGTTGAGCACGGGATTTAAGCCCCCAACCTTCCTTATACGCCTTGCCGCCATCTTGATAAGCACGCCTTACTTTAGCGCCAAATGCTGCCTCAAATTGTGCCCTCATAGTAGGTGGCATAAAGTTAGCATATTTGTGGCCACCAGGTGAGCCGGATTTAATTCCGGCCTTGATTTCCTTCTGCATCATCCACCCGACTGACTTCATAGCTTTCCTTATCCAATCCGGTTTAGTCTTAGCTATAAATTCAAGATACGGTGTAGCAGTGTCAGTAATGGTAATTGGTGAGTTACTCATGGTCTTACCGTCCTGACGTTGGCCACAATTTCAAGACAGTGCATTTTAGCGTCGCTATCGGAGATATGATCTACATACCACTTCTTACCATTGATGTAGATTACATCTTTAGTCTTAGGTAGTGGCACGTCCTTAGTTCTAACCCATACCTTAGCTTTATCAGCAAGGCCAGTTACAAACCCAGAACCTTTACCGTCATACTCGCCGATTTCTACACTAGCCTTAATCTGCTTACCTTCGTATGTTATTTTTTCGCCAAATACATCGAGTAAGGCGCTTTCATCATAGGTCAGCATATGTTATACCTCGTAGAGTGAATGCGGACCGTGTGGCCCGCATTTCCGTTAAAATACAATGATTAGTTTTTCAACATTACTGTAACAGTATCTTGAGTTGCAGTCTTAGGTTCTACTGCAATACCCAATGGTTTACCACCAGTTTTAGCAGCTTTACCAGAAGCGAAGTTTACTGCATCACCTACAGCGTATGTATCAGATTTATTAGCGTCTACTTTGAATACGCCAGTTACTTTTAACGCACCCATTTCATCTTTCTTAATATCTGTTACTGCTACGCCATGAAGTGCACCGGCTTCTACAATGTCACCGGCTTTTACATCTGCTGTTGCCACATAATTGATGCGGTCTGTTTCATATACGAATTTTGCCATATGTATTTACCCCCTAATTATTTACCTGCATTTTTGAATACACCACGGAAGTCAAGAGCACTTACGCCACAGTCAAATGCTACTTTGTATTCGATACCGTCTACATCGAAGCCTTGGCGAGTTTCAAGACGTGGAGTTTCAACGCCGTTTAAGTAAGTTACTTCAATAGTGTCATGTTGAGATGCGTCAGCTACTAAGTACCATGCATCTGGATCAGTTAATTCAGCATCTGCTACAACTACGAAGCGACCTTTGTAAGGGTTAACTACACCAGAGTTTACACCGTCTACTGCTGCAGTAGAGTTAACGATTTGGTATGCAGTCATTTCAAGTTCTGGAGGAACTACCAAGTATTTAGGTGTAATGTTAAGAGTAGCATCACCAGTAATACCTTTTTGACGACGCATAGCAGTAATTGCTTTAGCGATTGCTTTAACAGATAATGCTTCACCTGTACCTGCAACGTTACCGTGTTTTGTATCGAACAATGCGATATTGTCTTGCATTTTAACGTTACCAGTTAATTGCGCATACACCATTTTGTTTACTAAGCGTTTAGCAGCGGAACCGTATTTAGTAGCAATTTTGGAGAACAAGCCTAAGTCATCATTGATGATTGCTTGACGAGTTAAGCTGAACAATTTACCATAAGTAGCTACTTTAGTACGAGCAGATGCTTCACCTAAGAAGTCTTGTTGGAATTGACCACCTTCTGGAACTAATTCAAGGTTACCTGCTTCGGACAATGCTACGCGTGCAGCTTCTTTGAAATCACGGTTAGAGCCTTTACCTGCCCAGATTTGGTAGGTAGTTTCTGCTTCGTTGAAGCCTACCATTACAGATTTGTTAGCCAAGTTAGCCATAATAGCAGGGAATGTAGATGTAGAGTTAATAGCTTGACGAGCCAATTCCATGTTATCGCCAAAGTTAGCTTTTAAGCCTTCACGTTGCAAGGACTCACGAGCCAACTCAACCATAGAGTGACCACGTAATTCTTGCGCACCTGGTGCAGCATCAGCTACAGGGATACCTGCTGCCATTAATACTGCGTCTTGTGCTGCTGCACGGAACTTATCGCTTTCAGCTTCGCCCATTGTTACGGACACGCCTTTATTACGTGCACGTAATTGGTCCATTACCATTGCACGAGCTTCGTCA